AGAGAAAGTAGTTCTTGTTCGATATCCTCATGGTGGTATTTTCGAATTGCCAGAATTGACAGTTAATAATAAGCTCGAAAAAGGTCCTGCTAAATTTATGAAGGGTGCGAAAGATGCCGTTGGTATTGACTCATCTGTTGCTTCTAAATTATCCGGTGCCGATTTCGATGGCGACACTGTAATGGTTATTCCTAATAATAAAAACGGAATTGCAACCAGTCGTTCATTGAAAGAGCTTAAGAATTTTGATACTAAACAGTATTATTCTGAGAACAAACAATTATTAACTCGTGATTCAAAAGGTAATTGGACTATGAAGCAACGCCAAATGGGCGAAGTATCGAACCTTATTACTGACATGACTCTTAAAGGTGCTAGTCAATCTGAGATAGCTAGAGCCGTTAAACATTCAATGGTAGTTATCGATGCGGAAAAACATAATTTGGATTATTTACGTTCTGAAAGAGAGAACCGTATTCCTGAATTACGTAAAGCATATCAGCAACACCATAATGTTATTACTGGTAAAATAGAAGGTGGAGCTTCTACTCTTATTTCAAGGTCCAAGACTGAACATCGAACCTTAGAATACTGGGAACATCACCGTACACCAGAAGAACTAGCTGCCAATCCTAAACTTAAACCAACAATTAAGAAGTCTAGAACTATTGCTACAGACCATGTTGTAGAAATGGTTAAAGATGCTAAGACCCTTGGTTCTGGCACCCCTATTGAAAACATGTATGGTGATTATATCAACGCTCTTGGTAAGATGCGTGATAAAGCTAACACTGTAGTTAGTACAACCCCAAACATGACCATGTCTAAAGAGGCTAAACTACAGTACAAGTCTCAAGTCGAGTCTCTACAGAACAAACTAAACATTGCTTTAGCTAACTCTCCTAGAGAACGTCAAGCACAGCTTATTGCAAACAAGGTAATTGCTGAGAAACGTGACCCTGACATGCAGAAAGACCAGCTTAAGAAGCTTAAACAACAGGCTATTGCAGCTGCTCGTGTACGTACTGGTGCTGATGGTGCGTCTTCTAGGATTACTATTGAGCCTGATGAATGGAAAGCTATTCAGTCTGGTGCTGTAAGTACTAAGATGCTTACTGACATCATACGCTTCTCAGACTCAGATAGACTTAAGCAGTTAGCTACACCTAAGAAGGAAGACTCTATCAGCCTTACTACAGCTAACAGAGCTAAAGGTATGCTTAAGAACGGTAGAACGTACGCTGAAGTAGCGGAAGCTTTAGGCGTTAGTGTGTCTACTGTACAGAACCTAGTCTAGAAAGGAGAACTCTATGGATGAACTAGATTACGTTAAAGAGACGTCAGTCGTTGATACTATGCTAACAACGTTTGACAACCCTTACAATCCTTTCGATGACTATGATGCTTGGTCTCGTTGGGACACTGAACATGGCTACAACACACCAGAACTCTTAGCTGAAGTCATTGGCAACACTGATGATGCGTTAGATGAAGTTGAGATTGCTCAACGACAGGCTGCCGCTATCAATTACATCATTGATGAAGGTCCAGTTGAAGATGTTTGGACTGTTTGCAAGCCTACAACACCAACACCTATTCGTCTACCAACAAATATACAGGAGACATAACTGCAGACCCATAGGGGGAGGGTCCGCAGAGAAACCCCACCCCCCTGCATCGCCCCACCACTCAAAAATATCCCCGGAGGGGGTCAAAACTCAGATTCGGGTATACGATAGTGGGGTCAAAATACACTGAAAGGAGGTAGACCATGTCCCAAGAGATGACAGAACACGTTAAAGCTCTTATACAATGGCTCGTTTCTCCTGAAGTTCTTTCTCAGATAGGTGTGTATATTGGTGTTGGAGCTTCAATCGTTGGTTTTAGTTCAAGAGTATTTAAAAGACTATGGACTAACTTGGAAAAGAAGCAGAATGAAGAAATCGAGGGTATCAAAAATTCTATAAATGCGCTAACACTTAGCTTTCGAGAAATGCAACAGACTCAAGAACGAGATTTTCTTCGTTTACAAATAGTTACAGGAATACAATCCGAACGACTATCTATTTCTGAGATACTAACATTATACGATTCTTACGTTAAAAAGGGAGGAAACTCCTACATTACAAGATTAGTTAATGACTATATCGAAGAACAAAAGAATAAGGAGAATGATAAATGACAGTTGATAAACTTATTAACATTGTAACCTTGATTGTGTTCGTCGCACCAATTGTTCTTGAATTGGTTAAATATTTAGGAGCAGCTACACACAACAAATCAGTGGTAACTTTAGCAGAACGTTCAATGATTATTGTATCTTCATTGGAAAACATGTTAATTCCTAATGCTGAGAAGAAACGAGAAGCGTTAGATAAACTTTTGAGTTTCGCTAAAGAGACCAATGTTAACTTAACCGCTGCTCAAGCTGAAGATTATATCGAACATGCTGTTCGTGTTCTTCATGAGCTTCAGGAGAAACCGGAGGTAGTAGAAGATGCCTCGGAAGAAAAATAAAGACGACTATTTAATTCGTCAAGCATTTACCCCGGAAGGGAGAATGCAACAATTAACGAAACAAGCATTTGACTTGGCAGAAAGACAGTTGCAAGATGGAACTATTGCGCCAAGTACATTGAATGCCTTACTTCGTTATGGTACAATAGAAAACGAAATCCAGTTGGAAAACTTAAAAGCTAAGAAGAAACTCAATGAATCTAAAATCAGTTTGATTGATAGTGAAGTAAAAGGAAAAGGAGATAGCGAAGCAGTAATCGCTGCAATTCGTGGTTATGCTCCATCAGAAGCCTTATGACATCACTATTAACAACCGACAGAACAATTCTACAAGATTTGAGTTATTCAAAGCTTATAACATTTGATTCATTTGGAGATAGGTTGAATTATCTGTCTCTAATAAACCGAGGATACAAGTCGCCTCGAGAGATATCTAATAGATTCTATCGAAGCAAACTTTGGCGAGAACTTAGAGATTACGTTATCTCTAGAGACATGGGTTATGACTTAGGAGTTCCCGGAGTTAATATCGATGGACGAGTATTGGTTCATCATATGATTCCTGTAACTGAAGAAGACTTATTAGAATGGAATGAGGACATTCTTCTCAATCCTGATTTGTTAATAACTACTTCATACGAAACTCACGCTATAATCCACTACAAGAAAGTTTATCCAGAATCGAATTATACAGAAAGAACACCTGGAGACACTAAATTATGGTGAGGTGGATATGACAATTCTAGAAGACGTAAAGTCTGTTTTAGATTTTGCCTCAGAAGAAGACGACGGGTTTGATTCACGATTAATCATGGAATTGGAAGGTATCATTGGCGAATTGTCTCAGCTAACTCTACTCAACAAAGACTTTGTTATGAGTAAAGATTCAAATTGGGAGAAATTATTAAACACCACCGATAACCATCTTATTCGATTAGTTAAGCAGTATGTTTACTTAAACATCAGAATTAAATTTGACCCTCCTGCTGGGAGTGTACTTTCTTCATTGGAAAAATCTATTCAATCTACTGCTCATCGTATAATCATCCAAAAGGAGGAGTTTAATGAGCAACAATCACAAACTGCTCCAAGCGATTGATGACATTCAAGAAGATTCTTTTGAACATCACGGTGTCAAAGGAATGAAATGGGGAGTACGAAAGTGGTACTCCAACACTAAACTTGGACGGTCTAGACGAGCTAAGAAAGAGCAAAAAGCTGCTCTTGCTGCTTGGCAACATAAGTATGGAAACATGCATAAGATGACTTCCAAAGACTTGGAAAAAGCTACTAGACGTCTCAGATTAGAGAATGACTTCGCTGAGCAGTACAAACGTTCAAACGCAATTAATGCTAAACAACGTAAAAATCCCGTTACCTCATTTGGTACGGCTGTTGGTAAATCGGTTCTTAACTCTGTCGTTGACTCTGGTGTGAAAACATTGACTAACGACTTGATGAGAAATGCACCGAAAGATTATAGTCCATTTACTATTGATACACTTAATGCGGCTAGAAAATTGAAAGAAAAACATTACGACAAAGTTAACATTGGTCGTGAAGTTGACGAAATCAGAAAGCTCGCTGGTGGACTATTTAGAAAATAGGAGATAACGTTTTGGTATTATCCAATAAAGCTTATCCGGAAGAATACATGAAGTTCAAAGAAGCAGTTCTTAGAGGTGAGATTCCGGTAAATCGAATGGTGTCTCTGGAAATGAACCGTATTGACTTCTTAATTGAGTCACCGGATTATTACTATGATAATCAAGCGATTGAAGGCTTTGTTAGATTTTGCGAAAATGAAATGACTCTAACAGACGGTAGTGACGTTACGCTATTACCGTCCTTTAAATTATGGGCCGAGTGTGCCCTCGCTTGGTTTTACATTTCCGAGGACAAGGTGTATAATCCTAAACTCGGTAAATGGGAAATAAAAACAAAATTTAAGCGACTAACGACTAAACAGTATCTTATTGTGGGACGTGGTGCCGCTAAATCTCTATACTCAACATACATGCAGGCATACATGTTGTTGATTGACACATCTACAACCCATCAGGTAGTTGCTGCTCCAACTATGAAGCAAGCTGAGGAAATTATGGGTCCGTTTAGAACTGCTTTAAGTAGAGCTAAGGGTCCTCTGATTCAATATATGGTTCAAGGGTCTAAAATGACTGGTAATCTTACTCAGAAACAATTGTTGGCCTCTACTAAGAAGGGTGTTGAAAATTTTGCCACGAATAGTCTCTTAGAAATAAGACCTATGTCTGTCGATAAGCTGCAAGGTTTAAGATGTAAGTATGCTTCCGTAGATGAATGGCTATCTGGGGAAGTTAGAGAAGACGTCATTGGGGCAATTGAACAAGGTGCTTCCAAGAATGACAACTATCTCATAATCGCTACATCTTCCGAAGGAACTGCTCGTGACGGTGTTGGAGATACTATCAAGATGGAATTGGTAGACATATTGGAAGGCCGATATTTCAACCCACATGTATCTATATGGTACTATAGACTCGACGACGTTAGAGAAGTGGCTTATCCAGAACTATGGATGAAAGCCAATCCCAATTTGGGAGCTACAGTTTCTTATGAAACTTATCGAAACGAAGTGGAACGTGCTGAGAATCAGCCTGCTACAAGAGCTGACACTCTTGCTAAACGTTTTGGTATCCCTGTTGAAGGGTATACATATTTCTTTGTGTATGAAGAAACTATACCTCATAGACCACAAAACTTTGATGGTCTAGAATGTACATTAGGAGCCGACTTGTCTCAAGGGGATGACTTCTGTGCGTTTACATTCTTATTCCCTCTTGGTAGGGGACGGTTTGGTATAAAAACTAGGTCGTATGTTTGTGAATCTAAACTTAAGAAACTAACTTCGGCTATGAGAAATCGTTACGACGAATTGATTGCTGAAGGAACTCTTATTGTTATGGATGGAGTTGTCTTAGACATGAATAGAGTTTATGACGACTTGACAGCGATGATTTACGAACATAAGTATGTTGTTTATGCTTTCGGTTACGACCCGTATAACGCTCGAGAATTCGTTGAAAGATGGGTTCGAGACAATGGAGAATACGGTGTTGAGAAAGTAATTCAAGGTGCCAAAACAGAATCTGTACCTATGGGAGAACTTAAAAACTTGGCTACAGAACGTCTTCTTATTTTCGATGAAGAACTTATGAAATTCGCTATGGGTAATGCTATAGCAATTCAGGACAATAACGGTAACTACAAATTGTCTAAACGTCGTGCTGACGAAAAGATTGATAACGTTGCCGCGCTTATTGACGCATGGGTTGCGTATAAACGTAATCTAGACTTATTCGGATAGAAAGGCTGAAAATACTATGAGTATGTTTACTGATGGTTTACAACATGCCTGGTCTATGTTTAACCGAAATGACACAACATCATTAACAGAAACACAACCCGTGTTTCAACTATCAACTGAACCTAGAGCACTTAATCCTAACAATTCGATTCCGTCAAGAACATACGCTAGAGCTTCAATCTCTTCCATGATTTTTAACAGAATCGCTATGGATGCTAGTGCAGTTAAGTTTCAACACGTTAAATTGGCTGAAGACAAAGAGAATCAGACAGTTCAGTACGGGTCTTCATTACAACTATTATTCGAAGTCGAAATGAACATCGACCAGTCTGCTACAGATTTCTTTCATGATTTAGTATATTCTCTATTTGATGAAGGCGTCGTAGCGGCTGTTCCAATCGAAGCAACTTTAGACCCAACTCAATCTGACTCTTATGATATTAAGTCAATGCGTGTTGGTAAAATCATGGAATGGTATCCAACAAAAGTTCGTGTAAAGATTTATAACGAACATAAGGGGGATTTCTCAGAGGTTACAGTACCTAAGAAGATGTGTGC